ACGGTACATTAAGCATTAAGAAAATGGCAGACAGATTTACTATTGACAGCTTCAAGGCAGGGGTAACATCAGATTTCGCGAGACCTAATTTATTCCAAGTAGATCTTGCCTTCCCAACTGGTATTGCTGGACTAGATAATAAAGCACTTCAGAATCAAGGAAAGTTTACGGTTCGTGCAGCGAACTTACCTTCATCCCAGATTGGTGTTATTGAAGTTCCTTTCAGAGGACGTGTTCTAAAGATCGCAGGTGACAGGACATTTGAACCATGGACAATCACTATTATGAACGATAGTAACTTTGTTCTTAGAAGTGCATTTGAACTTTGGGCATCTTCAATTCAAGCATACAATGAGAACTTTACTGCTGCATCCACTCTAGGTAATGAAGATGATTCTACTGGTTACTTCGCGGACATGGTTGTTCATCAACTAGCAAGAAGCACTGAAAAGAATCAGCAAACAAAACAAGAAATTCTTAAGTCATATAAGTTCTATAATATCTTCCCAAGTGCAATCGCTGCTATCGACCTTGATTTCGGTAACAACGATGCAGTTGAAGAATTTACTGTAGAGATGCAAGTTCAATACTGGACTCCATATGTCTATCAGAGTTAGTTGCTAAATAGAACAGGACCAATAATTAATAACATTTAATAATGGCAAATCAGCTCTTCGGTTTTTCACTTGAGAGAGCAAAGAAGGTTCCTAAGGGACCTTCTTTTGTTCAAAAGGATAATATGGATGGCTCGCAACCTATCGTAGGTGGCGGGTACTATGGATATTCCGTTGACTTTGATGGAACAGTAAGAAATGATTATGAACTAATTTCTCGTTATAGAGAGATGGTTCTTCAACCAGAGTGCGATAGTGCTGTGGATGATATCGTAAATGAAACTATTTGCGGTAATTTTGATAATGTTCCTGTTGAAGTAGAGTTATCTAATCTAAAACAATCAGAAAAAATTAAGAAGTTAATTAGGGATGAGTTTGATACTATCCTTCGTCTTCTTGATTTTGATAATAGATCTTATGAAATCTTCCGTCGATGGTATGTTGATGGGAGATTGTTTTATCATAAGGTTATAGATCCAGATAATCCAAAACTAGGTCTTACAGAACTACGCTATGTAGATCCTCGTAAGATTCGTAAGGTCACAGAGTATGACCAAAAGAGACCAGAACAATTACGCGGTCTTGATTTAAATACTCAACTCACTCAAAAGAGTGCAGAATATTTCTTATATAATCCGAAAGGATTAAAGAACTCAACCAATCAGGGCATTAAAATTGCTGCTGATTCAATCTCTTATTGTCATTCTGGTATACAGGATCTCAATAAGAACATGACATTAAGTCACCTACATAAAGCAATCAAAGCGGTTAACCAACTCCGTATGATTGAAGACTCATTGGTGATCTATAGATTATCAAGAGCACCAGAACGTAGAATATTCTATATTGATGTCGGTAATCTTCCTAAAAACAAAGCGGAGCAATACCTCCGTGAGGTTATGGGTAGGTATCGTAACAAGTTAGTATATGATGCGAACACTGGTGAGATTAAAGATGACAAGAAGTTCATGTCCATGTTGGAAGACTTCTGGTTACCTCGTCGTGAAGGCGGTAGAGGTACTGAGATCACTACTCTTCCTGGTGGACAGAATCTGGGTGAACTAGAAGACGTAAAGTATTTCCAAAAGAAACTATACAAGGCACTTAACGTTCCATCTTCTAGATTAGAAACAGAGACTACATTTAACATTGGTCGTGCTGCTGAAATTACTAGGGATGAAGTAAAGTTCCAGAAATTTGTTGCACGTCTTCGTAAAAGATTCTCTGAATTGTTCATCGATCTTCTTAAAACTCAACTCATTCTAAAGGGAGTTTGTTCTCTTGAAGAGTGGGATGAAATGAAAGAGCACGTTCAATTTGATTTCATTGCTGACAATTACTTCACTGAATTGAAGGAAATTGAAATTCGTAATGAACGTATGAACCAAGTTGCTGCAATGGATCCTTTCGTTGGCAAGTATTTCTCTATAGAGTATATGCGTCGTCAGGTTCTAAAACAAACTGAACAGGAGATTAAAGACATTGACAAACAGATCAATTCTGAACGAGAAGCAGGTCTTATACTTGATCCTGATGCGGAGATGGATCCCTCTATGGATCCTGGCGTTGCCCCAGAAGGGCAAGTAGCCCAACCAGAAACTCCCCAAGTCGATAGTGGCGACTTGAAGCGGGGAGAATTCTAAATAATAAATAACAATGTGAGGGAATTATCATGCCTACAGAAATAGCAAAACAAATTGTTCAACAAATATTTGGAGACGATAAAGCGAAAGCAATCGATTCTACTAATGATGCGTTGAGTGCTGCTGCATATGATGCAGTTCAGCAAAGAAAGGTTGAGTTTGCTAAGAGTATGGGTTTTGAACTAGGAGATACCGCACAGGATGCTGCAGATGAAATTGCAGATAAACTTCCTGACGGTACTGAAGAACCTGAGAACGTGGAGTATTCTGGTCGTAAACCAGAAGACCCTCCTGCTGATGAAGTTGTAGATACAGCACCTTCATCAATAGATCCACCAACTGCTGAACAAGAACCAACAGAGGAACCAAAAGATGAGACTGATAGCTGAAGAAATTACTAACGTCCAATTTCTCGAAGAAGAGAAAGAAGGCAAGAAGAATTACTTTATTGAAGGTATCTTTCTGCAAGCGGAATTGAAAAACCGTAACAACAGAATGTATCCTCTGAAGACTTTGCAGAACGAAGTTGCTAAATACGATGAGAACTATATTCAAAAAGGGCGAGCTCTTGGAGAATTAGGTCATCCTGATGGTCCTTCGATCAACCTTGATCGTGTATCACATAAAATAGTTTCTCTCAAAGAAGATGGAAATAACTTTATCGGTAAGGCAAAGTTACTTGAAACTCCTATGGGAAGAATCGCAAAAGACCTCTTAAGTGAGGGTGTCAGACTAGGTGTTTCATCTAGAGGCATGGGTTCAATTCGTAAAGAAGAGAACTGTCACGTTGTTATGGACGACTTTATGTTGGCAACTGCTGCTGATATAGTCGCTGATCCTTCCGCACCAGATGCATTTGTCGATGGAATCATGGAAGGAAAGGAGTGGGTTTGGGATAACGGAGTCTTGAAAGAGTCTGCTGTTGCTCAAATTAAACAAGAAATAGATCAAGCAACCCTTTTAAACCTTCAAGAACGCAAAATTTCCGCGTTTGAAGCGTTTTTGAAGAGTTTGTGATTTATAAATAAATACAGACAACGCAAAGCTAAACGGAGTTTAAACAAATGGCTGAGACCCTCGATAAAGAGTTAGATAACATGGAACAAGTGGACGAAGGCTCTGATCCTATCACGAAGAACGCAAAACCAGGTATGCCCCTAGACACATCTAAGTCAGGTGGTAAGAAGGTTATTGCAGTTACTTCTGATTCAATGGAAGGTGCAAAAGGTACTAAGAACGCTGGTGCGTCTGCTGCAGCTGCAGTAAGCGTAGAAGGTGACAAGTCCCTCAAAACAAAACCTTCTGATGCATCTGCAAAAATGGAGGAGACTGACAATGGCGAAGAAGAAACAATCGCTGAAACCAAGTACGACTTTACTGAAGATGTTAACGCTCTTGTCGCTGGTGAAGAACTCTCAGAAGAGTTCCGAGTAAAAGCTGCGACTATTTTCGAGGCTGCGGTTACCGCCAGAGTCAACGACGAAGTTAAAACTTTGCAAGAGGCATTTGAACAGACCTTGACTGAGGAAGTCGAAAAAGTTCAAACAGAATTGGCCGAGAAGGTTGATGACTATCTATCTTATGCTGCTGAATCATGGATGAAGGAAAATTCACTCCAGATTGAGCACGGTATCAAAACTGAGATGGCAGAATCATTCTTCAACGGTCTAAAAGATCTTTTCGTCGAGCACAACTTTACAGTGCCCGAAGAGAAGTTTAACCTGCTAGATGGAATGGCAGGGGAAATAGATGATATGGAAGCTAAACTCAACGAGCAAATCGACACCAACGTCTCTTTAAATAAGAGAATTGGAGAATTTGTAAAAATGGAAATTGTGAACGAAGTGGCTACTGGTCTTGCTGAAACCCAAAAGGAAAAGTTAGGATCATTAGCAGAGGGTGTTGAGTTTGAAAATGAAGAGGATTTTCGTAAGAAAGTCGAAACTATCAAGGAATCATACTTTACCAAGAAGGCTGAAGTCGTTGCAGAAACTGCAAAGACTGACCCCACAGAAGAAAGTTCTGAACCCCTTGTAGAATCCACAACAAGTGGCACAATGTCTAAGTACGTTGATGCAATCGCTCGTTGGTCCACATAATTGTAAATTAAAACTACTTAACTTAAAGGAAAATGACTTTAAAAAACCTTCAAGAAAAGTGGGCACCCGTTCTAAATCATGATGCACTTCCAGAAATTGAAGATGCTCATAAGAAAGGCGTAGTCGCACAACTTCTTGAAAACCAAGAAAAAGCATTAATCGAAGAAGGTGTCATTACTGAAACACTCCAAACTGCAGGCGCAGGCGGATTCAGTAGTGGTGCTACAGCAACAGGTCCTGTTGCAGGTTTCGATCCAGTATTGATCAGTCTAATCAGACGTTCAATGCCACAACTAATTGCATATGATATCGCTGGCGTTCAGCCAATGACTGGTCCTACTGGACTTATCTTTGCAATGAGAACACAATACGGTTCTGAAAGATCACCCGCATCTTCTGATTACAGAGAAGCGATGTTCAACGAACCTAACGCAGGTTTCTCTGGTGGAGCAGGTACAGGTCTTAGTAACTATGACCCTAATGCTTCTGACGCAACTAACGATGCTCAAGGTGCAAACCCAGGATTGTTAAATGATAGTTCACCAGGAACTTACGAGCAGACAGGCGATTCCACAGGAATGGCAACAAACACTGTTGAAGGTTTAGATGATTCATCTGCATCAACAGCGTTCAGAGAAATGGGTTTCTCAATCGAGAAAGTCACTGTTACTGCTAGAGCTCGTGCGTTAAAGGCAGAGTACAGTATTGAGCTTGCTCAGGACTTGAAAGCAATTCATGGTCTTGATGCCGAGCAAGAGCTAAGCAATATTCTCTCTACAGAGATTCTTGCTGAAATTAACAGAGAAGTCGTTAGAACTATCTACGTCAACGCTGTTAAGGGTGCTCAAAATAATACTGCTACTGCAGGTATCTTTGACCTAGACGTTGACTCAAATGGTAGATGGTCTGTTGAGAAATTCAAAGGACTTCTATTCCAGATCGAAAGAGATTCAAACGCTATCGGTCATGAGACAAGACGTGGAAAGGGTAACATCATCATCGCATCTGCTGATGTTGTGTCTGCTCTTGGTATGGCTGGCGTTCTAGACTACACACCTGCACTTGCTGGTAACAATGGTCTAATCCCAGACGATACTTCTTCTACTCTTGTAGGAACACTTAACGGAAGAATTAAGGTTTATGTTGATCCTTATTCTGCTAACGTAAGCGATAAGCACTACTACGTTGCAGGCTACAAAGGAACTTCTCCTTATGACGCAGGATTATTCTACTGTCCTTACGTTCCGTTACAGCAAGTTAGAGCAATCAACCCTGACACCTTCCAACCAAAAATTGGTTTCAAGACTCGTTACGGTATGGTTTCTAACCCATTCTCACAGGGACTTACTCAAGGATCTGGAGCACTTACTGCTAATAGCAACAAGTACTACAGACGTGTTCAAGTTGCGAACCTCATGTAATTCGGATATTACATATTTCATTAAGACTCTTCCTCGGAAGGGTCTTTTTTTTGTGCTACAATTTATCAGTCAAGACAAGGGACTATCGCATATTGGTTAATGCCCACTGCTTATAACGGTGTGAACCGAGTTCAATTCTC